ACTTTTATGTAAGCTATCCCAAACAAAACTATTTTTTTTAAATCTACTAAGCGATCAGTATGTTCATCAACAATTTTTGTTGCTGTGTCATGTACCTTTTTATCGTCATTTGGATTATCTGCCCAGCATATCATGTCATATTCTTCTGTGTTAATCTCACCAGAATCGTTCTCTAGTGCTAACAGTATTGACATTTCAAATCTTGGCATCACTCTTTCCCTGTTGACATTTCTCCGCCCAAACTAGCGTAACCTATTTTGTCTACCCAAGAGTCTTCATGGTCTATAGTTTCAACTAATCTACACGTCTTTGTCCAGTCCATCATCAACGTAATATGCCCTGGTGTCAAATGACCATGCGTTTTTATGGCTCCATCAACGATAACATTCCAACCAATTGCTATACGCTCATGGTTAATTTTTGCATCACCATATACTTCAGCTCGATCACCATTAACCAATTCTTTTGCTGAATCAATTAAATCATTTCTCTCCATAACCAATCTCCCTCACCATTTTATCAATATCATTTTTGTTCCAAAGATAACTCAACCAACAAGCCGCTTTGTATTTGTCCCAAGAAAAATCCATTGGGCTAACAGTAACACCATTTGAATTTAAATGTTGCACTTGCAAAGCAGACGGAGTTTGTGAAAGCCATCTTTTTGTTTTGTTAGCTGCACTACTATCTTCAATCTCTCGAAGAAAATCATCTGCTGCAGAAGTTGCTTGAACACGAGCGCCAATAGAAACAGCCCTTAATTTACCATGTTTAGATTTAACAATAGCTATGGAAGTATCATCTATCGTAGCAACTAAACCAAATCCTTGAAATCCTGTAGCCATCATACAAGATCCATTGCCAAAAATATCCAACCATCTAAACGGAGATAGTTGCATTAAATCGTATTCTGTTAATGAGAAGTCTGATAGTTCTGACTTTGCAACGCCCTCAAACCCATGACCACAATTAGGACATACTCTTGAGTTAGCTGGAATGATGAAATCACATTCTGGGCATTGTTTCTCAATCCCCATTCCTTCAACGTTTTCTGGAGCGCCGTCTAAGTTTACGTTTTCATCTAAGGCACCATGCGTTAAAATACTGGTGCCAAAATCTAAAACAATGCAATCTTTCTTAATTAATCCCGGATATATCTCTGGGTCAATGATACGCAATCCACGCCCAATCATCTGAACCATTGTAGATTTGTATGAGCATGGCCTAGTGAGAACAATGCACGAAACAGGTGGAGCGTCAAAACCTTCAGTTAAAACAGCTACGTTTATTACAACCTGGACATCACCAAACTCTAAACCTTGCAAAATATCTGCACGTTCATCAGAAGGCGTTTCTCCAGTTACGATTTCTGCATTAATATCATTTGCAACAAACTCATCAAGCAAAGCATTTGCGTGGCGAATAGTAGAGCAAAACACAACGGTTTTTCTATCTGAAGCCTTCTCTAACCACTCTTTGACCACACGCTCATTAATGATTGTACGGTTCATAATTGCTTCAACTTGCTCCATGTCAAAATCGTTAGCAAGCTTTCTAACTTCTCCCAATTGGCTCTGCACACCAACGTCAATAACGTAGGCAGTAGGCTTTACTAAAAAGCCCTCACGAATTAATGTAGTTAATTCAATCTGATGTGAGCAATTATTAAAGACACTCTTTAACCCTTTTCTATCTCCACGATTAGGAGTGGCTGTAAATCCTACTATTTCAGCGTTGTCATTGTCTTCTCGAATTGCATCAATAATCTTTTGATATGTCGGAGCGGCAGCATGGTGGCTTTCGTCTACAACAACCATATCAAACTTAGGTCTATTGCGTAAGTTTGCATCCCTGGACATTGTTTGAACCATAGAGAAAACAGCTTCTCCATCCCAATGTTTCATTGAGCCGTTCACAACGCTAGTCGTAATGTAGGGATTTACTTTATTAAACTTAACGCTGTTTTGTTCAACCAGTTCATCTCTATGCTGAAGAACTAAAACACGTTTTCCTTTTTTATGTCTCTTGCCAATTAAGGCAGACATCATGATAGTCTTTCCAGCCCCTGTAGGAGCAACAACAATTGTGTTGTTATGTTTATCGAGGGCTGTAGACGCATCTGACACAGCGACCTCTTGATAGGGTCTTAATAACATTTGATTTCCTTACGCTACTGGAAGTTGGGGGGTTAGCGGCTCACGGCCCCCCGATCCGTGTTTCTAGCAGACAACCAAGAGTCCTGCCGCTAGATTATTTATTTGCCCAACTAGGAATAGGACCACCTGATCCTGGTTGTGCTTGTGCCTGTGGCTGGTGCGTAGGTTGTTGCACCTGCGGTGTCGCGTAATTACCCGAAGGAATGAACTCTTTTTGGTTTGGTGTCAACGCTACCATGAGCTTGTTTTGATCATCATAACCATTTGTACCCTTCTTGATACCAACTTTAGCACAGATTTCCATACCAGTCAAAGCGTCCACGCCAGAGATCTGACGACGAGACTGTGCTTCTGGAGACATATCCGCTGGGTCTAAGTTATTTGCGCTTTCAATAATTGATCGCAAAGTGCGTAAACCAATCTCTTTTGCTAGTGGAATACCACTTTCACCCATTTTGTCACCATCAACAAAAATTCTGTCCCAGAACTTACGACGGTCAAACTGACCCCCAATAATTGTAAACTCTAGTTCCATCCATTTTGCAGATGAAGTCTGTGATGCTTTAAACCACTGACCATTACCAAACTCTGGGATTGATGTTTCGCCCATCTTTACCAAGATCGTCGCCCTTGCTACTGTGCCAATCGGAATTAAAGTTCTTTCCATTTGACCTGTTTCTGGTTGTACTTCATTTAAGTTAATCATTTTTATTTACCTCTTCTTTAGGAGCTTGTGTTTTAGGATCGACAAAATTCAACGGTCTTTCAGACTGAGGTTTGCCGCTCCCCATTTTAGCGATTAGTTTACCTAAGTGTGGCTCTTCGAGCGCGTCAAGACGACCAGATCTATCCTTTGCTGGATACCCCCAATCATTCAAAGCATGACACACAAAAGCCCTGTATGGTCCGTTCTCGCCAGTTAAAATAGACATTGTGATTACTTCATCTACAATGCCTGGTAGTTCACGCCCTGTCTTAGAGCCTTCGATTTGTAGAGAATATTGCTTTCGATTATAATCATCTGTTGTTTCATCTAAGATACCAACAAAGATTACATTCTTTTCTCTAATGTGTTGAAGATGTGTTAGCCAAGCCATCATCTCACGACCATGCAGACCATAAGCAGATCTGGTATCTAACTTACCTGTTCGATCTGATCTACTTTCTGGTTGTTGTTGACACCATTGAAAACATAAACGTCCGGCAACTGTGATTGAGTCAATAAACAAAGTATCGTACTTGTTCATCATTTCTTCACGCTCACCATAAATAGACGAAACATAATCAAAGTGTGATTTACCATAAGGCTGATCTTCTGCCAGTGATGGATTAGGACCACCCAAGAAACACGCAAAATCTCTGCATTCCCCCCAGGTTCTTGGCCTAATCACATCAACAGGCCACCCCTCAATGGCTGCATCTCCAGCTTCGAGGTCAAAGAACAATGTACTATCATAGTCTAAAGTTCTAGCAAGAGTTGTTTTACCAACTCCGCTAGGACCACATACCACAATCTTATGACCTCGTTTTTCTGCCATACGTTGATCGGCAGTTATAATATTTAAACCCATTCTAGTCCTCCAATTCTACTTTGAAAGAACCAATCTCGGTGGTTCTACAAGTTTGCAATAGATCACGAACATCTGGAGTAGCCGCATTGTATTTGGTTTCCTCCACATGATAAGTAATTTTTGCGTAATGATTTGCATTAACTGGGGACATACTCGTGAAGACTTCTTTCAAAGCCTCCTGGTCCCAAGTAACTTTCTTAGTGACTTTTACTTTGAACTTCATGTTATCAACTAAAACGCTAGTTGTACCAAAGTCCTTTCCAAGTTCACTCAGTTTTTGACGTGCAATTGGTAAGTAAGATTCTGAAAGCTTTTCATCAATCTCTTTTACCTGAGCCTTCAACAAACGGATTTGTTGAGACAGTTCGTCACGACGAGTAAACAATTCAATATTTGACATAATCGACCTCTCTTAGTTATTTTAATCTGCTAGAACGTTAAAATATGACCGATTAATTTATTATGTCAACTACTTTTTTTTAGATAAGTATATTTCTATGCCAAGACACGCTTTCATAAGCTTCTTTTTTAGTTTAAATTCAGGGGTTTCTACACCTTTGGCATCTTCAATAATTTCTTCCCAATCACCTTCTGGATTTTGTCTTTTGTATCTAAAGTCGGCTATGTAAGCACAGATCTTTTGACCATTCACCTCCAGATTAAACCTTACTTGCAGCTCTAAATCTTTTACAGTTTTGGCGCGTTCAAGGGATTTTAGGTACAAATATCGTTCTGATTCCCACTTAGAATCAAATTTAATATTATTGATAATAACTTTTTTATTACCATATTTGGGTCTTGACCCAAGCCTTCTGGGATTATATGTTGTTCTTGCTAACATTATTGGGAAGGAACCTCCATGCCAAACCCCGGAAAATATAAATCAGTAGGACTAAACCTTGAAGCTTATGGTAAGCTAGTATTCATAGCAGATCAAGAGGATCGCGCTATAGGGCGTCAATTGTCTCGCATGATAGACCAGGAATACAATAGAGTATCTGCAGCTACAGGACAGCAAATGGCTAGAACTGAGACTGTAAGAACACCAGTCGGTAGCGGTTTAGGTGGCTATGCTGTAATTGAAGACTAAAGAAGATCGGCGCTTCCAAGCCCACCAAGTAAGCTCGAAGCTACTGCTGGGTTTTGCGCCGCTCTTTGTCTTATAGCGGATCTGGCTGCCTTGTCTGCATCAAAAATTAATGAACTATTTTGATTCGTAGGTATATTCGGAACAACTCCAGGAGTTACGTTTGGCACAGGTGTTGGCGTTCTTCTCTGTGAGACTTGTTTTGGTTGTAATGTGTTATTGATAAGAGCCTTTGCTTGATTAGCTGTACTTGTAGCAGCTTCATCTAATAACTGTGCGCTTGATTGAGAAATAGAACTACCCATTAATTGAGATATTATATCACCTGTAAGCCTTGCTCTTCCAGAAACACTATTTTCTCTTTTAACCATTGCTTTATATTGGTTTTCAAAATTTTTATAAAAAGCTTTTGAAGAAAATACCCTACCCATAATGGTAAATCTAGCTAAAGCACCTAAGTTTTGTAATGGACTTGCGGCAATATTTGCAGCTATCAAATCCCCACCTTCAGCAGATTTTGAATTAAATTTAAGAACTCTACCAAACTTTGCCATTTCTTCAGCCATTTCACCGCCGAAAATAGTTTCTAATTTTTTGTTATTAGAGGCATCTTCTATTCTATTTGCAAAAAGTTTAAATTGTTTTGGTTCTAATAAAAAATTATCTCCAAAATCTGATATTAAATCATCCATATATGCTTGTCTTATTTTGGCAAGAGTCTCTGCACCTTCTGCGGTTGATTCATCAAACAAATTTATAACCTTTGATATATCACTTGTTGAGGTATTTTTGTTTGCTATAAATCCTGCGGCTTCTGCTGGGTCTACATTACCATCTTGAAGTTTTCTAAATAATCTGTTTTTTTCAAAAACAGAAACTTCCTGGTGTTTATTTTTTAAAGCTTTTAAAAGATTAACACCATCATCTGTAGTACCAGTAAAACCAGCAGCTATTGCATCATTTACAACATCATCACTTAAATTTGATAGGGACAAGGAGTCTAATTGTTCTGCCAACCTCCTGACCTCTCCTACTTTAGAGCCAAACAACTCATCTGCTGTTGTACCTAAATCATCAAACTTTTTCTTAAATATTGTTCCTTTAAATTTATTTGGTTTTGCAGGGTTCATAGAATCTTGTAAAGTTTTTCTTATCCATTCCCCAGCCATTCGAGATCTTAAATTTTCGTAAGGACTTGTAATACCAGCTTTAGAAGATTGTTCGTCTAAAACATTTTTAACACTTTGCAATAACTTTGGATTGTCACCTTTAATTAACCGTTCCATAGTTTTTGCGGGATTTATATCTCTTCCTAGCCTAACGCTAGAAGCTATTTCTTTTACAATTGCATGATTTTCTAAAGCATCAAATTGCTTCATTCCTTCAGCAAAAATTCTTCTAGCATCTTTTAATGAATCAGAAGCATCTAACATGGCCTTTCTTGATCCTGGACCTGCTCCACCTGCGCTAACTTTAAATGCTCCTGAAGAAAGGGACTCTAAATTACTTCTTCCTAGAATATTATCTATTTCATCTATAAATTGACTGGTGAATTTAACAACTCCTTGTTCACCTCCATTCATAAGTCTTATGTCACTTAAACTTTTTCTAGCTTTATAAAGTTGACCAAAAGAAGATTTTGGTCCAAATCCTTGAACAGCTTGCAAAATTTCTTTTTCTAAACTTTGACTTGTTCCACCTACAATGTTCTTATAATTAGGAACCTGTTTTTTTGCTAAAGCAGAAAGTTTGGCTGTTGGTATAATCTGAGCAGTTCCAGCAGAGGTATTTACTAATTTATCTACTTTTGCAAAATTTGCTTCGGCAATATCGTCAAAACTTTTAAACGCTGTTGTTAATGCACTCATAACAGCGTCGTCTATTGCGCCATCTTTTTGTGCAGCCTTACCAACTTGAGTAGCTAAGTCATCCATATGAGCTAAAATTTTTGTTTGTAAATCTTTATGTTCGGTTAAAAGTTTTTTATTGCCATCTCTAGCTGCTTGTTGCAAAACCGAACCAAGTGCATCTACATCATCAATATTTACACCTGAAGAATTTTTAAATTTTTCTATTTGAGCGATTATGGAATCATTATTCTTTTTTAATCTAGGAGAGGTTTTAAATATTTTTTCACTAATTGCTTGTTGTCTTGCAAGCACAGATGGTGCGCCCATAAGATTTAAAGCAGGATCTATACCCAAATCTCTTGATTCTTGAATTATTTTTATTTGTTCATCAGTTAATTTTGGCTTTAATCCTTTTGCTATTGTACCAACACCTTTAAACAATAACTGACCTGCTCCCTCACCAAGACCACTAATAAGAGCTTCTTTTGCAGTTTGTTTTGCTATTTCTCCAGCAGTTTGTGTTGATACACCTGCTATGGATTCTCCAGCTTCTTCAAATAAATTTCCTAACCCACCTCCGGCAAAAGCACCAAGTACAGCTCCAACAACTGGAATTGGTATTGCAATTTGACCCGCAATAGCACCGCTAACAGCGCCACCAACTTCTGGGGCTATTCCAGCTAAATCAGCAATATCATATTTACTAAATCCAGATTCATCAATCATAATGGGTTTATCTGTTTCAACGCCAAACATTTTTGCGCCTGAAGTGGTTAAAGCAATATTACCTCTGTTGTCTAAAGTATAATCTTCTTTACCTAACCCATATTTTTCTAATACTTTTTGTTTTTCATCAAAAGTATCTACAGTTCCTAAAGCCGCTCGAAACCCTGCATCTTGAATACCTGTAGTTGTGTCAAAACCTTCTTGCTCAACACTTTGATTTTTTGGAAATAAGTCTCTAGCATCTACGAGAGCATCTCTTATTTTCATTTCTTCTTGTGTGGTTGGAGTATCACCAGAAATAACGAATTCAACTGGACCAAAATTTGTGTTTACTGAAATAATACCCATACTTTTATTTCCTTATTTAGAAGTAATATCAATTCTAGGAACAGAAGAATTTTCAGGTGTTACATTTGTATAATTTAAAGAAGTTAAAGCTTTTATTCTGTCTTGATTGTCTTCCCATTCTGACTCTAAAGCGTACATATCTGGGTCTTGTAATTGACCAATTAAACCTGAAATTGTTTGTCTTTTTTCTTTAAAAATATCTCTAATTGAACTTATGGCAAGTAAAGATTCTTGAGGGTTTGAAAGTAACTTTGGATTTCCTAATAATTCACGCAACCTTTCAACGTCTTGATTTGAAATTCCGTTACCAGTTTCTTGAGTTAACATTTTTTTGTATTGAGCAATAATTGATTGACCAATAATTTCAATTTCTTGTTCTATTCCCATTTTTTTATCTTTAAAAACGCTTTCAGGATTAGCAATACCAAGTCCAACCGCAACACTTAACATTTTATCTTTTATTAAACTAGTTGTAGGGCTAGATGATGATGAT